CGTACGACAGACTTCGCCTACTGCGTTCAAGCATAATCAACTTGATTCGTGGATCTCCTCAGGTATCCCGAACCCTTTTGGGAACGGTTTCCTTTGCAGACCTGGCGAAAGTGGTGGCAGATCTGAATCTCCAGATGAGGTTCAATATCCTGCCTTTGTATAAAGACGTGGCGGCAGTTTGCCACGCCCTTGCAACGATCCGGGACTCTACTAAAGAGCTTTTGGATCGTGAGGGAAAGTCACAAAAACGGCATTATAGTCGTGATGTGACCGCGTACCTCCCCATGCCGAGTGGCGTGGTTTCGGCGATACCTTCTTCAGTCGCTGTGATGTGGAAAGACGGCACTATGCCATCCTACATACCACTTGACTTAGTCGGTAGTTGGGCCCACCATGGTGGGTACCTTTCGAAATGTGTGCTCGCGCACACAGTGCAGTTTCATGCGACCTTGGAGTTTCGTTATACGTTAACTCCGTACCAACGGGAGCACGCTCTCGTGCTTGGTATTCTAGATAAGCTGGGTGTCAACTTGAACCCCGCTATAATCTGGAACGCCTTGCCTTGGTCGTTCGTCATTGACTGGATGCTGGGAGTTTCCCAGTTCCTTAATCGTGAACGAATTAGTAACATGAAACCATCAGTGACCATATTGCGCTACTGTTCTTCACTAAAGGCGATAAGCCAAGCAGATTGGGTTTTCGAATCCAACGCTACAGCCCACTTACCTAAGGTGACGACCCCAGTTGCGCGCTCGACGTCGAAATGTTATTATCGACGTGTCGGTGATCCAGGGATCCAGAAATGGGTCTCTTATAGTGGACTGGACTCTGGTGAGTTCGGTCTTGCCGCTTCCCTCGCAATTACGCGCAGGTAAGCAAACAACAATGATAAGTAGAAAAGCATATGCCACTTCCACAAAATCTAAACACGAACGAAGTTAAGAACGCCGCGGGTACTGAGGTGGAATTCCTCTATCGCGACGAAGTCGGCCGTACACGGGAGTACGCAGCCTCAGGTGAGGCTCCGAATCTTCCACACCGTATTCGGGTGAAACATGCTGAAACGGGAAAAGGTATCGAACTCGTCCGGCGCAGCGTAGCACAAGTTGAGAAACAGGTGCTAGGTGTGTCCGGTACTAAACGAGCGATCCTTGTGTATAAAGTCGCAGTAGTCCCTGTTGGGGACATTGCTGACCTTTCCGCCGTGAAAGACGCGTCGGCAGAATTGGATGCGTTCTGCGCCACAACTGGCGCTGCAACGGCCGTTCTGTTCGACGGATCTGGATACGGCGACTCCGCTATTATCAACGGTACCCTTTAGGGGTCCTTGGTGATATTAACAAGTCTGAACGGTGTGACTAGCACAACCGGCTTCTCGATTTCCACCTACGGGTGTAAGTAGAGTTCAAAAGTCGGATTATGTACTGTCTCCGCTGGCGGCGTACCTTCCAAAAGTACGTCGTCAGTGTCAACCGTGGCCCCGTTAGCTTGGGGTCGTAGACTTAATTCGTGGATAGCATAGGCTGGTAAGTGGCTCTGAGAGGTTTACCATTATGGAGACCATTAAGAGCTCGGACGAAATTGAATTCATCGTTGCCCTCCTATGCGACATTCAAAATGCGCATGAAGAAGTGTTTACTACACGTGCACTCCGACTCACCCTTCAAAAGGTGCGGAATCGGTATGCACGAGAAGGCAGTAGTTTTCTCACGAAAACTCTTCCACGTCTTGGCAAAGCCCTCGATAGGGCCCTGACAGGAGAAGTCCCGTTGAACTCTGTTGGTTGGCGTAAGCTACCTAACAGTCAACTTCCCATTTTTATGGGTGAGTTGTTTCAACGCATCTTCTCACATGACGGCTGGATCCTTCCAACTTCCAGTGTGAAATGCATCGCAGACATGAGGCAGTTGTGTGCTCTCTTCGGAAAGTACGAACTTCCCTATTCAGAAAAGCAAGAACAACGTGTTCTACAGGCCTTTGAAGGTACTGAGAATGAACTTAAACAGTATACTGGAGCTTGTACTAAAGATAGTACTTGCCTCCACTCAGATATTGGATGCGGTAATGCGTTTTGCTGGAAAACCAGCGGGCGCACAGCTGCTCAGTATTGTAGGATTATTCATAAGGCGAAGGCGGCGCTTGAAGAGCTCTTCCTCGACTTTGATGAGAAGGCCATCGTGCCTAGGCACGGCCCGGGTGCAGTCTCCACGAAGGAGAAAGCCTCGAGCAAGTATAGGTGGTCAGTAATCCCCGATCGTATACGTGAAACATATCCGCTGGACGCTTATTTTTTCGCGTCTTTAAATGCGGTGTGTGATAAGTATAATCGTTTGGAATTCGAAAGAATCGACGGTAGTGAAGTCCCGGCCAAAATAGTTTTAGTGCCGAAGGACTCGCGCGGTCCACGCGTAATCTCTGAGGAGTGCCTGGCTAACCAGTGGACTCAGCAAGGATTGCGAATAGCGCTGTATAAACATGTGGAGCGACATCCTCTTACGAGGCATAGCGTCCACTTCACGGATCAACGACCGAACCAGCTTGGAGCCCTGTTAGGCTCGCAAGAGATCGTTCAATCTGAACGGTTTGACTGCCAAATGGGAAAACCCACTAAAAGGCTGATGATCGGAAAGTACGCAACTCTGGACCTAAAAGAGGCCTCAGATCGTATTTCGTTGCCATTAGTTCGCCTACTGTTCCCAAGGAAAATTCTAACAGCCTTGGAAAACTGTAGAAGCTTGTCTACTACACTACCCGGAAACAAAACAATAACGCTCATAAAGTACGCGCCAATGGGGTCGGCATTATGCTTCCCTGTTTTAGCGTTGTCAATATGGGCACTTTTGTATGCCGGTAGCACAGATGCAGATGCTCGAGAGAGCATTTTAGTATATGGAGACGACGTGGTTGTCAAAACGGCAGAGGCCGAGAATGCAATCACATTGCTTGAGTCATTCGGGTTGAAGATCAACCGTGACAAGAGCTGTGTCAGAGGATTCTTTAGAGAATCATGTGGTGTTGATGCCTATAAGGGCCATAACATCACCCCCGTGCGGTTTCGCACGGTATGGCGAACGTCCCTCAGCCCTGACGTGCTCACGAGTTATTGCGAATACGCAAATTCAACCCGTAGGCGCGGTTATATTACGTTAAGCAACCTTATTGGGAGGCGTTTAGTCGATTTATTTGGCTACATACCTTTGACGGAATACCGCCTTGGTGTTCCTTCCCTTGACGTACTACCTCTAGATGTCCCTAGTCCCGCATTAAAATACCATCACGATCACCAATGCTTAAAGGTGAAAGTATGGGCGGAAAAGCTAAGGAGGGTTGATGAGGAGATATGTGGGTGGTCCATGTTGCTTCGGTACTTTACCGAAAACGACAAACCATCCCGTGTCCCCCGCGACCCATCAGCAGAAGCGCCAATCAGCATGAGCGAAGCATTGAATAATCTTTGCGAGCCATGTTTTAGAGTCAGATCATATACATTGCGTGGCACCGAGAAATTGGTGCGGCAGTATGTTAGCGCGCCTGGCAACTTCAAAATTGCCAGTGTTAACGTATTGTCTTCTCGTTCTGAGAGACATACACGCAGGCGACGATAACCGAAGTCCA